AATAGAACTGACCAAGTGCTTCTTGGAGTACGCAACACCTACAACACAAGTGAGAAAGATCCACTTAAGTTTGATCAGGTAAAAGAATATATTGCCAAGGATGAATTTATGGATGGGGCATTAGTACTAAGATTACCTAACATTACTAACATTGTTTATGGTCGTGATGTAGGATATAAAATTGAACAAGTAGATTTGGGCGCAGACATTCATTCTATTTCTGCTACACAAAAGCGTAAGGAACTAGGAATTTGAACGTAACAAAACAAAGATCAGCATTAAAAGCAATTACCTGGCGTATAATTGGAACAGCAGATACTTTTGTTATTTCATGGGTTATAACCAAAGAGCCAGTTACAGCAGGAGCAATTGCAAGTTTTGAGGTATTAACAAAAACAATTCTTTATTACTTCCATGAGCGTGGTTGGAATAAAATTAAATGGGGGAGAAAATAATGTATGAATACTATGTAAGAAAAGTAGAGAACGTAGTGGATGGAGATACCATCGATGTTCTTATTGATTTAGGGTTTGATATACTATTTGCATCCCGCGTTAGACTGGCGGGTATTGATACCCCTGAGTCTCGTACAAAGGATCTTGCTGAGAAGGCTCTTGGCCTTGAGTCTAAGGAATACCTAAAGAAGGCTCTAAAAGATGCCAAATCTGTCGTGATCAAGACTGAGAAGATGAACTCAACTGAAAAATTTGGTCGTGTCTTAGGCTGGGTATATATCAATGGAGACACAGTATCTCTAAACGATATGATGATTAACGATGGTTATGCTTGGGGATACCTAGGAGATACCAAGGTAAAAGATTTTGATGAACTTGCAAAGGCTAGAAAGAAATCTGGTAAGTGAGACACATTCTTTACTTTACTGCTGAGTGGTGTAACCCATGCAAGAAGGTAAGGCCAATTGTTGAAGAACTTAATCGTGAATCTGCTGATATAAGGTTTCAAATTGTTGATGCTGACTCTGAAATTGATCTGGTAAAATCATTTGAAGTAAGGTCAATTCCTACATTTATTCTTATTGAAGATGGTAAAGAGATAAAAAGACTCTCTGGAGCACAGACAAAAGATCAACTGTTAGGGTTAATGAACAATGAGTGAAGACTATACTGATATTTTTGATATGCTCATTTTAAATGGAGCAATTGAGGTTATAGGTCTTGACCCTATATCAGGTGAATTTTTATATTCAATGACAGAAAAGATGATTGAAATCATGCCTGAAGTTTATCAGGAACATCTTAACCAGGTAAACCACCAGATAATGGGTCTTTGGGAAGATGGCTTTGTTACTGTTGATTTGCTAGATGAGAACCCTATGGTCAATCTAACAAATAAGGCATTCATTCCAGAAGAATTATCAAAAATGAGCATAGAGTCCCTAGAATGTCTAAATGAGATAAAGAGAGTTCTAGCAAAGTAAATTCTGCTATAATCAGTATATAGGTCTAGGAGGATCGTCATGCCATATAAAGTGGGAGCAAAAGGTTCGTTCGGGTGCTCTGGCTACCCTGCCCTTAAAGAGGGTACAAATGAAGTAATGGGTTGCCATACTTCAAGAGCAGAAGCAGCAGCACAAATTTATGCAATTAATCGCAGTGAAGGTAACATAGGTAAAGCAATGCCTAACCTTAAAGAAGGCGACTTTGCTATGACCGCACATGGTGGAGATGAAGAATTTCACATTGGACAGGTAGTCCATGTTATGCGTGAAGGTATGCTTGGTTTGCCTGGTGGAGAATATACACTTGAAGCAACTGCAGAAAATCCAGCAGTACTTATACAATTATTTGAACAAGATGAAAGTGGACTATGGGAAGCAACAAGAACGTATTCTGCATGCACAATGAATTTATTTATTCCAATTGATCCACTTCCAGTAGAACCAGAATTAACAGTTGAAGATATGCCTAACATGAATTCACAGCCAGACCTTATGGATGCTTATGATGCCTCAATTGGAAAAGCAAAGAAGCCTAACTATGGAGCAATGATTAAGCCACGCAGTGGTGGATCTTCTCCTGCAAACCCAAAGTTGTATGCAAGAGTTGTTCAGGCAGCAAAAGATAAGTTTGATGTGTATCCTTCTGCAGTGGCAAACTCTTGGGTAGTTCAAGAGTATAAGCGTCGTGGTGGAACTTACAAGGCTGACCAAGCATCTACAACAAAAAGCATTTGGAATGGATTTTTTGATCCGAAAGGATTTAATAAGTAATGCCAAAGAAAAAAGCAGGAGCATTTAATGCAACACAAATTAAAGATGGAAAGATTGTTCGTATGAATAAAAACGGTACAGTCAAGTCTGTAATTGGCGACTATTACGTAACACACAAGAAGGCAAATAACAATGGCTGATACATACTCACCTACTTCAGGAATGAAGGCTGCTGCACGTCGTGCACTTAAGTGGAAAGAAGATGGTAAGGCAACAGGTGCTGGAACTCCAGTAGGCTGGGGTAGAGCAACAGATATCGTTAATGGTTCTGCAATGTCTCTTGATACTGTTAAGAGAATGTTTTCTTTCTTTTCTCGTCACGAAGTAGATAAAAAAGGAAAAGGCTTTTATGATGGTCCAGAGTTTCCTTCCAATGGTCGCATTATGTGGGATGCTTGGGGCGGAGATGCTGGATTTTCTTGGAGCAGAAGCATTGTAGAAAGAGAAAAAAATAAAACTGAAAAGTTGTGGGCTGGAAGTCCATTTAGTATAAGGGGTAGACAATAATGGAAGATCTAACAATAGATGAACTAAAACAATTAGTTATCTTTTACAGACAAAAGTCTAATGACTTAGAGTTTGAAGTACTAAAGTTTCAACTAAAGAATGCAAGAGTGCCCGAAAGTATTCAGGTAGATAAAAAACCCAAACCATAGGAGGACTTAGTGCTATATGTCATAACCTTTGGCTTGACAATACTTGCTTCTTGGCTTATAATTAGAGTAGTAACAAAAAATAAGTACAGAAAATCTCATAGAATTATCTATCGCCAAAGCGATATGCATAAAATGATGAAAAAGTTTTTTACTTATGAGTTACCAGAAAAAGAAGATCCTTCTTCTCAGTTGCAAAAGCGAAGAGAAAAGGACACAATTAAGGTATTGGTTATAGAAGATCAAGCCTATTGGGTTACTAGCAATATATTTTATGTTGCTAATGTAGAAAATGGTACACCTGTACCAGAAACTGCAAAGCCAGTAGACACAGCCAATATGTCCAAAAAAGATATTCAAAAGATGTTATCTATATTAGATAACTTAAGGGGTGGAAACAAAAATGATAGTGGCAGTTCAAGGAACGACTGACTTTAATGACTACCAAATTTTTTTGCGTGCAATGAGCGTTGCTCTTTCTGGCATGAAAGAAGATGATAAAGAGTTTGTTATTTATTCGGTTGGCCCAGCAAAAGTCAACTCTTTTGTTTCAGAATTTTCTAATCTTTCTGAAAGAGGCATGAAGGCTCGTGGGAAAAAGATTAAGTTCTATAAAGCACCTCAGTCATGGATAGAAGAAAATATGAGTTACATTAATTACTTTGCATTTTTAACTACTACTAAACAACAAAATTTAAAACTTGTTGAACAAGCAGAACTTAATAATGTTGAAGTTGGAATTTTTAGATACTAAAAGGGGTAAAGATGATCATAAAAGACTTAGGTACAATGGAAAAAATTGTATCAAAAAATAGCGACCTAAAGTGGGTTGGCTGGGATGTTCTAGAACTCAAGAAATCAAATCTTGGCAGAACTGACGTAAATGGTATTCGCATAAACAATCAATGGTACATCAAAAAAACTTTTAGTCCTTCTCGCAATGGCTGGGAGATTCCAGGCAAGTACAAGGAGTAAACATGAAGCAGCATCTATGGAAAGACGATGCTCCGTGCAAAGACCTTGATACTAATATCTTTTTTGATAAATATGAAGATGAGCCAGATTCTAGATTTTTAGTTGATGCCTTGTGCATGCAGTGTCCATTAGCAAGAAAATGTTTTGCTAACGGCGTATCTGGTAAAGAGTGGGGAGTTTGGGGTGGTGTATACCTTGAAGATGGTAAAATATCTAGAGAATTTAATAATCACAAAACTAAAGCAGACTGGGCAGATACGTGGCAAATTTTAACAACGGACAAATAAGTGTATACTGATTCAATGAAGAGAGCATTCCATGCGGTCCAAGCACCTAAAGGTTTTTCGGTTCAACTTATTGACAATGAGCACTTCCTTACTATTAAATTAGATGAAAGACATTTTGCTGGTCTTACACATGATGAAAAGATCGCAGCATTGCAATATGTAGTCCAACTAAAGAATGCTTTAGAGATGGAAGGCGCTATTGTGCTAGTAACTAGAGAGGTTCTAAAATGATTTATAAACTTGCAACTGTTTCTTTGTTGGTAGCATCTGTAGTATTTTTATTGTCATATATTTATACTTTAAATAAGTTAGTGGTAAGTAAAAAAGTTGCCAGCAAACTGTATGTTGATAATTTTGCATTAGAACAATACATAAAACTATTGCAAGACTCTAAGTCTAACAACACAGATCAAGAGGTTCACAAGGAAAACTTTTTAAAGTTCTTATCTGATTCTAGAGATTGGGCATTTGCATATATAGAAGAGGTTCAGACTGGTCTAACAGAATTTATTGAAGATGTTAAGCCAGAAATAGAATACTTTAGAGAATATGGTGACATTATTTCTATGCAACCAAATTACCACTCAATGAAAAAGATTTCAGAATCATATGATAAACTTATTAAACTATTGCCAAAGGAAGAAGAGGAAGTAAAGTGAAAGATATTTTGTTATCTACACTAACAGGTTTTGGGTGCGGTGTCGTGTTCGCAGCATTCAAATTGCCAGTTCCAGCACCACCAGTTTTTGCGGGAGTCGCAGGAATTATTGGTCTATGGATTGGCTTTACAATACTAACACGAGTTATATCCTAGGAGGAATAAAATGAATACAGAACAACTAAAGGGAATGCTAGCATCATATGGTCGCTCAGTTCTCGCATCAGGTCTAGCACTCTACATGGCTGGCGTAACAGATCCAAAGGATCTATGGACAGCACTTGTTGCTGCTATCGCACCAGTAGCAATCAGAGCAATCAACCCTAATGACAAGGCGTTTGGCGTATTGCCAGATGCTAAGGAAGTAGAGAAGGCTCTCAAGTCTGCTAAGGCACCTGTAAAGAAGAAGGCTGCAGTCAAGAAGGCAGCACCAAAGAAGTAAATAGTAAAAATAGTTAGGGCCAGTCTATTTAGGCTGGCTCTTTCTATGCTACGATAGGAAAATATGTCAACAACAGCGCTAATAATGTGTACGTATATTAGGTTTGAAAACCTGAGTGCTACATTGGCCTGCATAAATAATCAAACAGATAAAGATTTTGATTTTTATATTGTTGATAATTCAAATCAAAACGAAAAACTTTTAAAGTATTTAGACAAGTTTAAAGGCAACTTAAATATCTCTGTTCACAATTACTCAAATTACTTTAAGCAGTTTGCTAGGTTTCTATTAGCAAGAGATCTCGCTGAAGAAGGATATGAAAAAATAATATTTATTGATGACGATGAAATAATTCCAAACACCTTTATCCAGGAATGTCATAGACAATATGAAAGCGATTGTGTAAAATCTTTTTGGGCACATAAGGTTAACTCAAGATATAAAAGAAAGATTAAAATTGTTGGCAATGAGTTAGGTAACTATGCTGGTACTGGTGGGCTTATTTGTGATGCTAAACTTTTTCTAAATGAAGACTTCTTTGACTGCCCTGAAGAGTACTGGATCATTGATGATCTGTGGTTATCTTATTATGTATTAAAGTTTACAGACTATAAGATTAAAGAACTCAGAACAGATATTAAATTTATTAAAGATAGAAAAGCAACATTTTTAACTCTTGGAGACTTGAAACAAAAGTTTTCCGAAGAGTTTATCCTTCCAGAATCTGAAGGTATTGATCCCTTAGAATAGATGGGTCAAAGTTTTCAAAGCCAATTGTTGCAGCCTTTTCTTTTTGTGCCTGTTTGTCACTGTTAACATATCTATCAATTCTTTTGCCAAGTTCTCTAGCATCAGCCTCATATACATCTAACTTAACTCTTGTCATAAGTGTATTAATCTTATTTGATGGTATTAGCCAATCGGATGGAAGTACTTGATTATTGGGGGATATGTCAGTCATAAATACTGGAAGGCCACTCATAAGCGCTTCATTCATTGGCAAGCATAGTCCAGCGTATCTTCTTGGAAGAACCATAGCATCAAAACCATCATACATTGAAGACCTACTATCAACGTTACCTATTTCAACAGTAAGCCTAGAGTCTTGACAATTAATATCAAGTTCACTTTGGCTTCTAATTACTAATTCATAGTCGGCCTTTGAATGCCTCAACATATCAATTACGGTTTGAGTACCGTTCCTATCTTTGGAAGCAACTTTCCCACCAATATGAAGAATTCTTTTATGATCTTTTGCAAGATTATTATTTCTAACAGTGGCAAACTCTTCTGAGTCAATTGGCGGCGGTATATGAACAACAGTCGTATCATTACTAAACTTACTAATAACCTCATCTATCTTCCAGTAACTAGGAGAAATCATATAGGTTGGCAAAGGCATATCTGGTTTATTTAGATGATCAAGAAACTCATAGTTATACTGCATTAAGGTTTTGACCTTACGCCTTTGGGCCAAATTAATAAAGTGTGGATGGTAGAAAGTTTCACAGGTTAAAACAGAATTTAATCCATCCATAAATATAGCAACCTCTTGCTTAGTTGGAAAACCATTGGTCATTGTTACGTTATATCCTTGATACCATTCAGGATATTGCTTATTGTTATTAAATTTTGCAGAGTTAATTAAAAGAATCCTATCTGGATTTAACATTTTAACTAAATCCCTTGTCTGATTTCCTAATCCAGTGTTGTCACACCTTGCAATTATTCCAAATGTCACTCTGTGTATCCCCAAGCATCATCGTCTGATGTAAACTTTCTCGTACCTGCACGACCATCAAGGTGATATGAACGCTTAATACTTCCTTCTGGATGATAGATCCACAACTTGTGCTTATCCCATCCATCATCTTGGACTACTCCGTGAAATTTATCTTCAATAAAAGTTTTCTCATCACAAGCAGGAAGAACCACTTCTCTATAGTATTTAGTTAGACTAAGGTGTGGCCTTTGACTCCACTGAATGGTTTTCATAAAGCCATCTTCAAGACCAAGCATAAGGTGATCATGTTCAAAAGGAATAGATGTTTCAAAGTGAAACCTAATAGTATTAGCCTTCTCATATTCAAGCATGTCTAAACAGTTCTGCCAATCAATCTCAATGTCAGGAGTTAGTGGAGCATCTCCTTCAACATAAAGTATTGCTGCTGTTTGAATATCATCAATAGTTTTTTTCATCATGTCTGTCTGATGGCTATGCTCATCAAATATTATAGGTAAAACATTTTTCCATTCATGTAAACACTTCCAGAGAACCCTACTTTTAAATTCATCGTAGTCATCCTTACGGGCTAATCTTTCTTTTCTGAGACCATCAAGTTGCAGAATGATTTCATTGTCCGTAAAGTGTGATCTTATTGAGGCTATCGTCTCATCAAGAATAAAAGTATCTGGATGACTTGGAATAACTGAACTGACTACTATAATTGTTACATTATCTTTGTTCATAAATGTCCTTCATTATCTCAATAGAAAAATCTCTCTTGTATTTAATCCACCAACACACAACCTGATGCATATTGTTTGGATAATCACTAATAAGGTTAGGAAGCATTTCTTTTAAGTTATTCCAGTTATCAACTTTTTCAATTGGAATTCCTGCAGGGTAAACATAATTAAAATAATCAATCATTTCACCTTTAGAATCAATAAGATCACCAACAGGTAAAGCCAGCATTTCAATGGCCTCAAAAAATCTGAAGGTGTCTATAACTTGGGCACCAGCGGGGGCTGGAACAACTCTAGCCTTTGATAGGGTGCGGTAGTACTCTTTAGGCTGTTCTCCCTGTGCAAAGCCCTTTGTAGGCTTATAGAGGGCATTGGGAAGGTCTGGCATAACCTCTGCTAACTGTTGTCTACGCTGATGGGTTATTTGTCCACCAAAATAAATGTCATATTCTTTAACAGGATAATCAGGTAGGTTAGACTTTAAGTGCTGAGGTGGACCAATAAAAAATTTATTATATTTTTCATGTTTTTGATGTGGGTATTGAACCCAAATAGAAATATTAGAGTGACTAATTTTATCTACATTAAATTGAGCGCTTTCATCACCAGTTATAAACAAGACAACTCTATCAAGGTTTTTTAATTGGTTTGATATTTCTTTTTCTTTACCAGCATTTCCATGTCCAGGAATAACAACAAACCCACGATCTGCTTTTGGTATTTCTTTTACAACTATCTGACTAACATTATTTTTTTCAAATGTTTCTTTAAGTAATCCATAGTCCCATTTACCATCCGCAGCATCAAGCGGATCAATAGAATATATGTATGCATTAGTCATTTTGTAGCCCTAACAAACATCCATTCAGGATGCATATGATTTGTAAATATTAAGTTTTTAAATCCTGCATCACTTAATATTCTGTCAACTTCAAACCTTGATGTTTGATAAGAGTATGGAGAGTTCTCTTCCCCAACAACAAACTGAAAGAATAAAATACCATCAACTTTTAATTTTTCATAAGCAAGTTTTATGTAGTTAATCTTTTCTTGGTGTTCAATATGTTGAAAGACTAACATTGAATATACAAGATCAAGGTTGTCTGCAAGTTCTTGATACTTTATGTTATCTCTTTTAGGTGCAAGGTTTATCATTTCATCAGATATGTCTATCCCATAGAAGTTACAGTCTTTGTGCATATCTGCAAAAGGAACTAGCAGTCTGCCTATTCCGCAACCAATTTCTAAAACATTGTTCCATTCGTCATTATTATTTTTTATAAGATCCAAAAATGTTTCAGTAGTTGCCCACTCATCTGCAATATATTTATACCTTACATCTGGATCTTTAGCAGCGTTATCCCAAAAAGTTTTAGCATGATTCATAATAAAGATGCACCTCATGCTGGTAGTCTAAAATTATTTCAGTATATCCTAATCCCTTGATCCAGTGTCTAAGATTATATAAAGATTCATCCCATTGCTGTAACATAAACTCAGGGTGTCCAGATAGCCAAATCTTTGGTTTGTACTCTCTAAGCACCTTCTCTGCACCTCCTAGCACCCTCCATTCACTACCCTCTACGTCCAATGAAATAGCGGTAGGTGGTTTAATTCCATGATCATATACACAAGAATCTATAGTGATTTGCCCATAGGTATCTCCTTCAAGATACAATTCTTTAAATCCATGTGCTGCTTCAATTACATCATTAACTTCTGGGGGCCATTCATTGTAATATATTCTAGAAAGTTTATTTATCTTGTCAGATGCAAATCCAGGAATACATACCATGGGAATTTCTAAATTATTTGCAGTCCATGTTGCAGGAAAGTGCGACCAAACTTTAGGGTTTGGCTCAAATAAAACTACTTCTGCACCCCACATTTGACATAGTGCTGGAAATTCTCCTTCTTCAGCACCAACGTAGTAAACAACATCTTCAGTACCAATGTTCTCAGACATATGTTTTAATCTTGGTTTTTCCCACCCATGTGGTTCATACCAGTCTGGTCTATCTGCACGATGCTTAGGCAAGATCATTTCAAACTCTCCGTTTAAAACTGCTTTAACCATTTCTGTCATTTTTGCAACCATTCTATTAGTGATACCTTTGGCATCCATCCAGTTAAATTTTTAAACTTAGAGTTAGACGCAAGAGTTTCTTGAACCTCTCCAACTCTTGACGGGATAAACTTAACATCATTTGAAATCATATTAGCAATATCAAGTATAGAGTAGTTATTTCCATACCCAATATTATATACTTCACCAAACCCATCTTTTGTCTGAGATGCAAGGATGTTTGCTTCTACTACATCAGATATGTGTGTAAAGTCTCTGCGTTGAGATCCATCTCCAACTACCGTTAATGGCTTTCCTTCGTGGTATTGTTTTAAGAATAACCCTATTACTGGTGCATACTGACCTTTAAGGGGCTGTCTATTTCCGTAAACGTTAAAATATCTAAGGGATATAGTTTCTAAACCATACAAGTTATAATACACTCTTGCTAAATTTTCCCCAAAAACTTTTGCTGCGGAATAAGGTGTTAGTGGATCAGACTGCTGAGTTTCTGTGTTTGGAATAAAGGACTTTTTTCCATATGCAGAAGATGTGCTTGAATAAATTAGTCTACCTACCTTGTTAACCCTACAAAGTTCAAGAACATTGGCTGTTCCTACTGCGTTTGATTGAATAGATTTTTTAGGATTTAGTATTGCTGGCTGTATTCTTGCATCAGATGCAACGTGAAATACGCAGTCAATATCTTTAAAGAGTGGGGCAATCAGATCATAATCACAAATATCATACTTATAGTTTTGTGCTTTATCATTCCAATAGAATTGTTCATGACACTCTGCAGACTCATCATCAACACAAATAACATCATGACCAAGACTAATTAACTTATCAACAAGGTTTGATCCAATAAATCCAGCACCACCCGTCACTATACAGTTCATTGTATTCCTAACTCACTCATAATGATTTTCCATCTATGGATGTATGTATGCTCTTGCTTAGTTTTTTCATGGCCACTTAACCTGATACGCTCCCTATCAACACCATTTTCAAGATACTTGTCTATCTTAGTTCTTAGATCTTCTAAGTTACCGTGTTCATAAAAAACAATTTCTTCTTCATCAACAAAGTAATCTTCTAAACCTTTGATGCGAGGGTAGATAGTAAATCCTCCACGACCAGTACTCTCAAACAACCTATCACTAGTGTAATAAGGATAGTTAAAGTTAATGTTAAGGCTATCTCCTACTGCCACCTTACTTTGTGCGTATATCTTATTTAACTCATCACCACGCACAGTCCCAGTATCTCCATCTCCACCAACGTGAAGAAATCTACTTCCATAAGTCTTTCTTAGAAAATCTATAAGGTCTGATCTATACTTATGCTCGTGGTGATATCTCTTGCTACCCACAAATATTACGTCATACTTAAACTTATCTGGGTCATAATCCTTATGAATATAACATTCTTTATCATAAACTCCTGCAGGAACAAAGTGTCCCTTTACCTCTGTGTTTTCGTTAAACCAGTCAGCCATCAATTTATCTACTGTAAAGAAGTGACCAATAGTTTTATAGAAGTTGTCATTATCAAGATCTTTCTGGCGATCAAGTCCAAACCATAAATCAAGGTGATAGGTAATTGTTTCTACCCCTGCCTGCTTTAACTGAAGTAGTACATTATCCATTGTAACTCTTCCGCTTGTCTCCCAGCCATGCGTATGTACCCAGATAAATAGGTCTGAGTTCAAGGCTTGGTCAAGAATTACGTGGCTTTTTGCTTGCTTTTCTTGCAATTTTACAACGGTATGCCCAAGAGATTCAAGACTCTTAGCATGATGATTTTCACTACTATAAGAAACCTCAAAGTTTCCTAGAAAAACAATTTTAGCCAACGAATTACCCCTTTTAGTTTCATTCTATTATAGCATCTCTGGTAGGATTTGAACCTACGACCTACACCTTAGAAGGGTGTCACTCTTCCGCTGAGTTACAGAGATTTAGTACACCAGGTAGGACTTGAACCTACGATAGCCGAATTATGAGTTCGGTGCCTTAACCAACTTGGCTACTGGTGCTTAATTTTAGGCTTGGGCATTCTTTCTTTAATCAACTTAATAACTTCATCAATGCCCTCAGCATATGCTTCAGCATCATCTTTAGCCCACATTAAATTACCATCCTGATCAAATGATGAACCACGATAAACTAAGTAGTCATACTTATGTTTTTCAAATAATTCAATCAGTTGTTTGCGTTCTGCTGCAATAGACTTTGAACATCCACTACAAGGACAGAGCCAGTCGCCACGAGCAGAGGTTTGATTTGGATCAGCCACCTATTAATGCTCCCAACAATAGACCAATTAAAAACATTCCAAGACCAATTGTCCAATGATAAGACTTCATCATATAATCTTTAATAATCTTATCACGAACTTCATTTGGCACATCATAATTGTTTTCCATAATTAAAGTTACCCCACTGGCTGTCTTGGAATCATCATACTACATTTTTCACAATAATCATATAGCAACCCAGTAAATGGGCATGCACCACCATAGGCTAGTCTGTGGCCGCTTATCTTACACTTAATAAATTTAATAACATTCATAATCATTTGATTTCGTTTTGTCCTCTCGCAATAGCAGCAGATATAGTAAATGCTTTTTGTGTACGACGGGACTTATTTAAACCCTTTGCTGCCCAAAGATCAGATGTAGCAAGAATATCAACTGCTATCTGTTCTCTGATTTCTTTTACAGTAAACACAATAAAGTCCCATACCTGCTTCTTTTGTTCATCGGTAAGTTCTTCTGTCCAGTTACTCATCTGACTCCTCTTCAAATTCTTTTAATGCATTTTTATTTTTAAAACAATAGTTGCAGTCTCCATTAACTATTTTAGATCCGCAATCTATACAAAACATATTAGTCTCTACTTCCATCCCAATCGCCAATTTTTGTAGTTGATATGCCGTGCTCAAACCATAACTTTAATACTGCTGGATTATCATCAATAGCATGAATGACATTCCACTGCTTCTTAATCTTAGCAAGGATCTCACTCTTTACTTCATAGTCAGGTCTAAAGTCACCATCTTTACGCATATACAAAGCGTGGTGTCCAATATCATTTTTTGCTAGCCAATATGAGGTAATGCCCCGCCAGTATTCATTACGAGAAGTAACAACGATAACATGATTCTGATCAAAGAAAGTTTGATTAACCATCTCAACTACTTCTTGATTTGGTTCAGCATTAACTGATTCAGAATGAAACTTATCGTAATCCTTCTTAAAGTCAGGACTCTTGTGTATATTTCTAATGTAGTGTAGGTACGGCTCAACATTTGCTAAGGTACCGTCAACATCAAATATAACTGCATTATGCATTTTTTAAAACCCTTACTATATCGTGGAACTTGTCAAAGTCACAAACATTTCTGCCAAAGTTAGCAAACCTAGTTGTGATAACAATATTCTCTTTTGTATAATCTCCATTAACATCAATCTTATCTATGCTAGGACACATAGGGTGCTTTGGCATCCAATCAGGGTGTGACTTATAGAGTAGTTCTAAGTCTAAGTCTACACCAAACCAGTAGCATTTGCCAAGTTGTCTATCCCAAATCTCTTTTAGTTCATCTGGTGTTACATAAATTTTAGCGGGGATCCATTGATGCTGATTAGGACCAGATAAACCACCCACACTAGAGCCTTTACCTTCCATCCTACGCTTATTGGTAGAAGAGTTTATAACATTCCAGTTACCCTCAGAGTCTTGGCGAACACCGTTTGACAAGATGGTTGACCATAACTTTTTAAAGTAATCACGACTCATCTTTTCTCCAGTGCATAAATGATTTAATATAAACTATTCCATATGCTACCGCTGCAAATATAAAACCATATTGCTTTGTTGTGAGGGCATAGACAATCCATAGGATCTCATTTAAGCACAGAACTAACCATCCCCAGATAGTCTTGCGACCAACAAGGAAGATTCCAGAAACGCCAATAAAGGCTAATACCCACGACCACATATTACTTGGAAGACTCTAGCGGCATTACCGTTTCGCAAGGACATATAATTGATTCTGGTAATTCGTGAACCTTGGTATTAATAATTATAGAGGTTTTGCAATCTGGACATTTATAAGTGTTTTTCATATACTCAGTATAGCAAACTTTGGCTTCAGGTGCAAGTGTGGTATGATTAAAGTATGTGTAATACTTGTGGTTCAAGACTAACACCCATAGCCTATGGAGTTCTTAATCCTGATATTTTAGAGATGGCAAGATCTGGTCATGTTATTATTGGTGATTCAGATGCTATTGATAGACCCGAATTTTATTGTTCTACTTGTACTGAGGCTTTTTAAAATAGTTTAAAGATTGATTGGCCATCTCGTTGGCTTCCTCTTCTGTATGACAATACCCAAACCCAAGAACTTTGCCTGACTTAGTTAATGTCCACTTCCAAGGAATTGGCGGTAGATAGAATGCATTTTTTTTAATGCTACTGTAATCAAACTCTTCAATCTTTATCTGGAATGTCATAAACAGACCTATAGCCTTTACTAACTAAATACCTTGCAATTTCAAGGTTTGCTACAAAATACCCAGCAAGCATACCAAATAGGAACTTAAGCATTTACTTGCTTATGATCTTTTTTAAGATGGTTTGTCAAAGTTTCGTGTGCAAAGGCGGATCTAGACTCAATTTGTTTTTTACAAATATAGCATATAACTATCCTAGCCATAACTATCTCCTACCTAATAAAATCCACAGTCCCAAAGACATGCAGAATAAACCAAACAATACAGAACTTAGTGTCATATACTAAGTATAACAATGTTACTTAGGTTTGTCAAGCCTATATACTGTACCCCACCTAAGATAGGGCTTATAAAACCAATATGATACACGTGCATGGTATCTACATACAATGCCATAGTCATCATGATCACTATAATGTAAGAACTTTCCTAGATGGTAGTGTGCAGGCTTTTCGCATAGATTAGCAAACCACCTAAGAGGTAGGTTGTTCGTCTTGTGTTCCTTTGTAGACTTCCCTAGGAACCCATCTGACTTTTCCATCTTTATACTCTCTTTCATAACCAAGGGACTTCCAGTCCATCTTCATAATCTTTGGCTCTTTAATCTTGCTTCACCTTATATGTCATTGCAACATAGCAAGCGACATATCCCATAAAAAATGCGGGAATAAGAAATAATACATTAATCATTTTGAACCTCCTTTATCATATAAGTATAGCACTCTGCACAGTAGGCACCACTCTTTACTACCTGAGTAGCATTAGTACCATAACAGTTTACACAGGTAATGCCAGTCATTGTCTATGCCGTTTCTTGTTTCCATACTTAGCCTTAACATCAGACTTGGCCTGATCTACAATAGCCTTCGTAATCTCTTCAACTGTAAACTCTTGGTCAAAAGTTTGTTCAGTATCCATTTAAACACTCATTTCTTGTATGGTATAAACGTATTTTTGTCATAGTTTTTTTGTTCGGGGCATACAATTCTTCACCACAACAAGCAGTCTTAAGATACCACTCTTTGGCAAAGAAGTCATAGACAAGACCCTTAGCATTAGCATATTTCTTAGTTACAAAGGTTTGGAATGGGTCGGGGATTTCAAGGTTTTCTAGCATAAGCACACCATATCCTACCATCAGTCATAGTCTGGTGAGTCTCCCAAAATAAAGGATCTTTATGTGCCATCTCACATTTAATGCATTCGTTCGGATTCATATCTTTAGTATAGCAAGGTTTGCCAAAAAAAGCAATACGGAACTATTATGGTATAATGTTTAAATGGCTGTGTTGAGTATAGAAACCCTTTTAATTAAGTTTGGATCAGGAAAATCTCCAAGATCCCAAGACTACCTTGATCTTATAGATACCCTTGCTGACGATAGAAATGCTGTATATTTTTCAGGAACTGCCCCAGCAGATACGGCTGCTAATCCTCTTTGGTTTAACACTACAACTAATGTTCTTAGTGTTTATGATGGTGAGTGGATAACTGCAGGTGGTGCACAGGGTCCAGAAGGACCAGCAGGTGCACAAGGAGCAACAGGTGCAGCGGGAGCCACTGGTCCACAAGGCGAACAGGGTATCCAAGGTGTAAAAGGTGATACAGGAAATACAGGAGCCACAGGTTCGGCTGGTACTAATGGTAGCAATGGAACAGATGGCAAAACTATTTTAAATGGTAGCGGAACTCCATCAGCAGAAACAGGTGTTAATGGTGACTTTTACATTGATACTGCAAATAATTTAATATTTGGTCCAAAAACTTCAGGTATATGGGGTTCTGGTACATCCATAGTAGGACCTACAGGTGCTCAAGGAAGTACAGGTGCTCAAGGTCCGCAAGGAGAAACAGGTGCAACGGGAGCCACTGGCGCTGCAGGAGCCACGGGTGCAACTGGAATGATTCTTGCAGATGATGACCAAAGCATTTTAGCACATCAGGTATTCGGATAAAGGAGAACAAATGGCAACATATTCAAAACAACTTCTTAGCGGAAGTACAAATGGTAAAGGAATTAAGGTTGCAGCAACTGCAACAGCAGGAACAGTTATTCATACTGCCGTTGCTGGCACATCTTCATTTGATGAGGTTTGGCTCTATGCTCATAATACTTCAGCAACTGCAGTTAAACTAACTCTTGAGTGGGGCGGAGTAACCGCACCTGATGATCACATTGAGATAAATATAGGTGCCGAAGGAACAGGCATGATTCTTGTTTCCCCTGGCATATTACTACAAAACGGTCTTGTTATTCGTGCCTTTGCAGGTACAGGAAACGTTCTTAATATATTTGGATATGTAAATCGGATTGCATAAATGAGCAGATATGGGCAAAGAACGCAGTTGATAAAATCAGCAGGCAACGCTAACCAAGTTGGTTCTTGGTTTGGAATTGATTCTACCCCCCCTCCTACCGTTCCAACAACCGTTGATTATCTAATTGTTGCAGGTGGCGGTGGTGGTGGTGGAAGTTTTTCTAACACAACAACTGGTGGAGGAGGAGGTGCTGGAGGTTTATTAAGTGGTTCAGCAAATGTTTCTGTTCAAAACTATACTATTACTGTTGGCGCTGGTGGTGCAACTACTACTGGATCTGCTGGAACTAATACAAATGGAGCAAACTCTTTAGCATTTGGACTTACAGCAATTGGCGGAGGGCGCGGTGGTTCTTGGGAAGGACCTTCAGAAACTACAAGAAGAGCCTTTTCTGGAGGATCTGGTGGAGGTCAGTCTGATACATCTAACCCATCTGCCCAATCTGGCGGTGCTGGAACATCTGGCCAGGGTAATGCTGGCGGAAACGGACCTGCTTATGCTGGAAGTACTCAGATGGGTGCAGGTGGCGGCGGAGGTAGTGGAAGTGTTGGTGGAAGTGGTACTGGTAATGCCAATGGAGGAAATGGTGGAAGTGGAACCTCTTCAAGCCTAAGCGGAACAAGTCTTATATATGCAGCAGGTGGTGGCGGAGGGGTCGGAAATGGCGGTACTAATGGTCTTGGTACTGCTAATGTTAGTGGAAACGGTGGAACCTATTTAACTAATGGCGCAAGTGCACCTGCTAACCGTGGCGGTGGTGGTGGAGGTGGCGGTGGTACACGAGTAAGTGATGACGCTTTTTCTGGAGGAACTGGTGGTAGCGGTATTGTTATTATTCGTTATTCTAATATATTTTTTGATTTGGCATCTATTGGAGTTGGTCTTACATATACATACCAAAACATAGATGGTTTTAAAATTTATACATTTACAGCAGGAACAGGAACGGTGAGTTGGTAATGGCACACTATGCTTTTTTAGATCAAAACAATATTGTTACTGATGTTATTGTAGGGCGCAATGAAGATGAAATTGTTGATGGCATTTCCGATTGGGAACAATGGTACGGCGATTTTCGTGGGCAAGTCTGCAAGCGCACAAGTTACAACAATAACTATAGAAAAAATTATGCAGGGGTTGGGTATTACTTTGATGAAGCACTTGATGCTTTTATACCACCAAAACCTTTTGACTCTTGGATTTTAGATGAGGAGACCTGCCGTTGGCAAGCACCCATTGATTACCCTACAGATGGCTTTTTATACAGTTGGGATGAAGAAAATCAAAATTGGGTAGCCGTATTAAGTTAAGCAGTTTTTAAGTTCGGCGCAAAATAGAGGCTACAAAACCTTTCTTTGCACCAAAGGTGCACTAGCGGTTCTATCCCAAGTATGCTTAGATATTCCTATGTTTCCAATTTAGCAGGGTATACAAAGCATAGCCGTACCAAGTCTTACTACAAACCTTAATACCATCTCCCCCATAATGATCCATCATAAATAGGATTAGTCTGGTTTTGTCATTTGTTCTAATAAATTTACCACAGTCAATACAGGTTTCAAAGATATATTTGGATAGTGGTTTGTCAAAGTTTACATCGTTCATTATCTCTCCTTATGGGTAGGCCAATAGTATAAACATTTATCGCAGCAAGGTTTGGCGGTATATGAATTAAACTGATTATACAGCACAGAATCCTTCCTATAAAGATTAGCCTTATGGCTATCTACAACTCTGGATAAGTGTTCTGGCTTTTGCCAAATAGGTTTATCCTTACCCCACATATGGCTAAAGGATTGCTTTAGGGTTTTAAGGTTTGATACATTTTTGTCAGTCTTAATGCCACGAAAGTCTGCTTCATAAACCATATGATCAATGTAGTCCATAAGGCTATGTTCGGCATCCTTCCACATAAGAACTGCTGGATGGTTTCGCCAAGCACCAGACTCAGATGCGCCAGATAAAACCTTCATAATCTGGTAGCCTTCTAGGATTTGTTTATTAAGGCGCTTGGAGTCCAGAGTCTGGGCAGTGTATTCGTAATCTGCTGAAGGTAAGAAGGTTTGCATACTTATAGCCCATGCCTTCTGCGATACTTACTAGCATGTTTGTGTGCTTCTTTCTTTGTGTTCCATTCTTCTAAAGAATAAACTCCAAGTTGAGTATCTAAAAATCTCCACTTGCTGGTTTTAACATTTATCTCCACTTTAGTGAGAGATTTTGTTTTTGTAGTCATAAAACCATTATCTCAAATTTTGCGGGGGAAGTCAAGAGGCGTTCGTAATCCCTAGTATAAGATATAAGCCCTATAGCGACATATGCCCCATAGCCAGAACAACCCCAGAGAATTATCTATCCCCTGGTTTATTCCTCAAATGAGGTTTGTTCCTCAAACATCTTGTCCTGACATTTAGGACAGGCAGATGTTGGCTTTGAGGTTTGATAGGATACTTCAAACATACCCCCACAGTTAAAGCATAATACGTTAGGCATAGGTAAATTGTAGCATAGTTATCCACAATATGAGATGAGTTATCCACAGGTTTGGCATAGTTATCCACAGATAAATCTTACTGATATTTTTTAGATATGGTTTACGTGGAGTGAAGTGGAGCATAGTGGGGAATGGAGCATTTAGACAGATGCGTTCGTAATGTCCAACCGCCCAAACCTCCTACCACACAAACCTTCATATGTCAAACCTTCAAACCTTTATAGCCGAATTATACTCCCAAACCTCCATATTGTCAAACCTTTATAGCCTAAAAACCCTAGACAAAATGTAGCAAAATGTCCAGTATTTGTGATAAAAAGAATAAAAAGGTTTGGATAATATCTAAAAACCAGGGAAAAAGGTTTGATATCGTAATCTTTTATTTGGGTGTAGTTATACTAGGGGATTTGGTATATGATTCCTGGATCCCCTGGTTTGTATACCGTGGATCGTAATGTCTGATAGGATAGTGAGTGATCGTAATGTCGGGGATCGTAATAAAAGACTTGACAAACCTTAGTATCTAGAGTATACCGTGCCCCGTATATGGGGATATAAGGTTTGGGATCGTAATGTCTAAAAAGTCCAGTGAATTTTTTTGTTGGGTTCGTAAAGGAGGTTTGGCTAGAGGCCCCGTGATTTTTTTTCGAAGGTTCGTAAAGGACGTTTTTGGGGGCTTCGACTATTTCTTGAAATCGGCAGCGTCAAACATCTCATCCAATGATTCATAAGACTCTTTGTCATCAATGCCTAGTGCAGCAACTAAAAAGTTAAAGGTTTCATTTATGTATGCCTCTGCTGCGGGGGTAGGCACAACAATATTTTCATTAATAAAATAAGCAAGAGGCAAACCTAAATCATTATAGGCAACGAAGTCTACCAAACCTTCTTCATCTCTATACTCAGCCCAGAACTCAGAGAGTATCTCACACATAGATTCAAAGGTGGTCACTCATCTACCTCTTGTGCTCTAAAGAACTCCTCAATGGTCTTGAAGTCCATACTAGGGTCTATCTCTCTCATATCACATAGCATATCATAGGCATACTCTATTGACTTTGTACCGCTCAAAGTAGGTGTTGCCCATTGGCTAGATACAAACCCTGATAATGTAAGAACATCCTCAAACTGATGCCAAAAGTCTACAGGTAAATAATCTACGGCTTCTAGTTCTAGATAATGATCTCCGATATAAGCAAGGATATCTGCCTTGGTTTCTATTCTCATTCTTGTTCCATTCTCCAGTTTCTATAGTCGTGGTGTAACTTAGGTTCTTCTCTTACCTTGGTTCTTTCGTGTTGAGCACTCTCTAATACTACCATAAGGCGATTGAAGGTGAGTTCGGGTAATACCCTTGCTACCATTATACCAACCTGCTCCAAATCAAGGTTTAGGTCAGATACTATAACATTAAACTTTTCTGCTAATCTTTCTTCTTTACCGATACCGCCAACTCTGCGTATACTGTAAGCCATAGTACTCCTCTCTATCCATTATACCAAAAAGAAGGGGAGAGGGCAAGCCCACCACAGTCTCGCCCCCTCACCCCTAGACAGGGATGACCCTACCCCTAGTCTTGCTCAGCCAAAACCTTAGTAGTGTGATAATTAATAAAATCATCCCACTTATGTTCGCCTGACTCATCTTGTACCCACCACGCCTGCATATCAACAATAACAGGATAATCTAGGAATGACAGGTCCTCACTGTTAGCAAGGAAAATACCGTGGCCAGTCTCACTGTCACGAGAATCTTTAGTTAGTTGATCAATGACAATACGCAATGCGTAGGAAGGGTCCTGCCACCTAGGGCGTGCTGCCGCTAGCGCTGCGGCAAGATCTGTATGCCAGGAGGTTTCCCCCCAGTGTGAATACAGTACGATATATGGCTGGTCCATATTTGTCTTGAATACGTAATTAATGCGTGCTCCCATTATTCTTCAACTCCCTCTTTATAGTCTAAAATTACAACTGACATATCAGCCCAAATTTCTTTGGCTAATTCAATCTCATCTTCGTTAGTTTCACTAAACATAACAAAGTTCATATAAGCGCCACTTGGTTCGTGGATTACTTCAACTTCATATTTATTCATCTTGGTCCTCATCTTGTAGGGTCTTTAACTCTTCAATTGTAGCGCACTTAGGGCATTTCCCCAACTCGCTAAATACATCACTAATCTCATAATTGTCATCTTCCCATTCAGTCTGACAGTTCTCACAGTAATACCACGGAACGCTTACCTGAATCTGAATCAAGGTATCTGCAGGGCAGGGCACCTCAGTGATAAAGTATCCTAATCTATTTACAAATCCCCAGCCGCTCCAGATGTAGGAGCCGCTATCACCGTCGCCATACATCCAGATATTGGCGGGGGACTGAGACTTAACAAACTCTACTTCCTCCCCATATGTCTCAAACATATAACCATCAAAGGATGCATTTAAATCTAAATGGTTAGTGATTGGTTTGTAGGTTTGGATAAAGTCTTCATATTCCATCTCAATAAACTTATCCATTGGCTTTGCTCCTATCTGAAATAGCGAATGCTAATTGATATGTAAGGGCGTATACTTCTACATAAGCGTCAAGCATACCCTCTAGATGTAGACGGTCTACGGTTTGGTCATACTGTTCATTTTCGTGGTCAGTATACTCAGCCAGTTTCTGTTCTGTTTCATACGCAAGGTTCTTAAGTTCCCCGTGCAGGATATCTGTTCCTGATTCACCTAAGTCAACCAGTTTTTGTAGTCGTGGGTCTAGTGTTTTATTCATCATTGTTCTATCATACCCTCTGCCACTGACAAAAGGTGGTCCATACAAACAATGGCTCCAGTTATATAATTATAGGAAGCATCATTGCTTGGCAAGTCTTCAAGTTTCTCTCTATCTTGAATTAAAGATATCCTATGAATCTTAATATACTCAATCAGTTGATTCATCATCTTCATCCGTAATTAACTCAGCCACGTCAATGCTATCAATCTCGGCGGTAAAGGAATAGTCTGAGTAATCATAACTAGCAATCTCTTCTGCTTGCTCTGGACTATCAGCCTCTACAATAAAGTAATAGGTGACGGCTACTTGGACTTCGTACTGCTTGGTTTCTAGTTCGGACACGGCGATTTTTTCTCCTTGGTTCTTAATGGTCATATACTAATTATAGGGGTTTGAGTCTATTCTGACAACTGTACGGGGTGTGATGTTGCTCACATCCGTAATGATAGGGGCATTGCCATCTGATACCCCAATATAAATAATACTAGTAGATCCACAAGGACACTGAGGCTCAAAGCATTCAGGCAAACTGTCCAGGGTAGTGATCTCAATCAATGCATCACAATGAGTGCATACGTAATCGTGTTTATACCACATTAGTCAAAGTACCCTTCTACTTGCAAACCTTGAAGTAACTCTTTTGCTCTCCAAGTATTGTTATATAGCCAAGGGTCGTCATCTGAATTTATCGTGGTAAGTACAGAATCCAACGCATAAACCATATCATCTACATCAGTGCTAATATAACCTAGCATTACTCACCCCAATACTTTAAGATAGTTTCCATAGTGATATGGAGATTACAGTCACAAGGGTCTCCCCCCATATTCTCCTCAAATTCAAAGTGCGATAGGTTATCCTCATAGATTTCTTCTACGAGTTCGTGTATTGTGTAAGGTTTAAAGGTTGTGGTCATTGCTCAAACCAACTTCCTGTTGTAGGGTCATATACATTTTCAGCAATATCCCAATCGGCTTCGTGCCAACGGATTTGGTCGTCCATAATTACGGCAATCTCATCTATGAACTTTTGCATAATTGCTTCTGCGTGTTGCTTGCTTTTTGCCTCAATATTTACAATAGGAATACTAAGGTCGCAAGAGTAGTAGGGTTGTAGCATTGGGTCTTGTGTGTTTTGTGTTGTTGTCATACTACTATTGTATCCTCTACCACTGACATTTTGGATTGCCACAGGGAACAGTTATTGTCTAGTCTATCTCCAAAGACACGGATATAGTCTGAGATATCCTCTGTTTGATCTGTTAGACATTCCTTGACTGTATCTACTGATATAAATACTCTGCCATTCCATAGACCCATTTGGCCAATGTTTGTTGGTACTTCTAAACATCCGTAAGTATCCTGCTCCCAGCCTACTCCTTCTGAGCAAACCAAGGCATACTTGTTGTCGCCAAATACATTTTTTTCTTCAAGGGTAATGAATAATAGATTATCTACTGTGCACTCACTAAACTCACTACTATACTGTAGATCATATATCTTGTTAGCAATAGTGGCTAACTTCTTACCGTCTACGATTTGTCCTACATATCCCTTAGTTCTATCTCTCATTGGGTTTCCTTACTGTTTGGTGGTTTATATTTAATTTTACCGTAATGTGGTTCATAAAGCAAGTCTACGTAATAGTAAAATGTCCGATTTGTGAGGTTTGGTACGTAATCCAGGTGTGATTTCACTCACATCGTAAACGTGATTTGGGTCACACCGTTCGAAAAAATCTTGCGATTCCAACGGGACTTGAACCCGCAGCCTCTACCGTGACAGGGTAGCGATCTAACCAATTGATCTATGGAATCTTGCGAGCAGTTTTTATTCTTGCTCAGG